CTTTGAGGCTCCGGCAACAAGGCGTTTATAGAAGAACTCTAAGGATTTATGTGAATCATCTGGTCCTAGGTGCATAATGATGGAAGCAATCGCAAACTTCAGCGAAGATTCATCACTGGTGGGTAACTCAAATTGAGTTTTAAGATCAATGATTAATTGGTCGAATTCAGTCATTCCTACAGGTAATTTTCGTTCAGACATGTGTCATCTCCTGCTTATAAGATGACACATATGTCTTTAATTGTCAATAATTATTTAACAAATAAATCGCACATTATAGCCTAAATCCTTTAACATGACTAACGTATAAACTGAAATCATTGTCGTAACCGTAACTGTTTTACCTTGTATATAATATCCATTCATATTTAAAGACTATCAACTCAGAGTATTATTGTCAACTATTTTTGCTCCGCCAATGTTTTAGATATAAAAGGATCTGCTATTAAATCTACGCCAGGAAGTTTAGTGGTATTTTCCAAACACTCTCGTAGTAATACACTTACAAATTCAGAATCTTCTTCCTTACATTCTAAGATTACTTGGTCATGGACCTGCATAACTATATAACATCCTTCGAGTTTTGCTTCTTTAATAAGATGTGATAGGCGAATACAAGCTCTATTAACTATCGATGCCCCAGTACTTTGGATCCTATGGTTCATTGCCAAGTTAAGCAAGGTTCTAGCCTCATACGGTAGATCTTTATGTAGATTGTGACCATATCTAGCAACAATTTTAGTAGCCTCCGGTATTCGTCTAGGTCGGCCGAACAGATTTCTTACAACACCATCGGATTTGGCCATTTCATGACTGACGAGCATCATTAATTCAACTTTGGGATAAGCTTGAAAATACTTATCCATTAAGTCTTGTGCTTCGTCTTTTTTAACACCCATTTCCGAAGCAGTAAAACTTGCAGTACGTCCATACGGTGTGGCTAAGGCAATAACTTTGGCTTTATCCCGCAACTGAGGAAAAGCTTTTGCAAAGGAGTTCGGGTCGTCTTTAACTAAACTAAATCCGTGTTTACCAAATATTGGGGCGCCAACAACTGAATAAAAATCTTTACCTTCCGCAAAACAATTAATAAGATTGTCATCTCCTGATATTGAAGCAAATACGCGGGGTTCTAACTGTGCGTAATCGGCACCTACAAATACTTTTCCATCTCTAGCTATAATACAGCTTTTAACTCTTTTATCGTTTCTTGGTAAGTTTTGAAAGTTAGGGTTTTTACTAGAGTATCGCCCAGATGTAGTGCCGTGCTGTAAAAAGCTGGGATGAATAATTCCATATTGTTGTCTTTCCATTATACCAATGACGTAAGTATTTAGAATCTTTTTGTTTTTAGATAATTCTAACAATTTTGCTACCCATTTATATTTATCTGCAAAAAGCTTTAAACTAGTTTTGTCAGTTCTAGTATATTTCCAATAATCTTCAATCTTTTTAGGCTTTACGGTTTTTCTCGTAATCGGATGTACGGAGGCTTCTTTATAGATCTCCCCTCGGTGTTCTTGACAGGCTGCGATAAATTCTCGTTTATTTTTAGATGAATACGGCACCGGTAGACCTAAATACTTGCATATTTCTTTACCGCTATCTGTAAGAGATCCAAATTCATTACCAAGTTTGTGGAAGAGTAACCACGCCAACTGCATGCCGGCTGAAGGATTAAATTTCTTAAACTTTTCCTTCGTATACTTAGTTGTTTCCGCTTCGATAAAAGCCTGCGCTTCGAGGCACTCGGCTTCTAAGGTACATTTAAGTTTTATCAGCTTATCGGTATCAACTTTCAATCCTATTGTATTTAAATCATAGGTGGGCCCTTTTACAAGGGGCATCGATTCTTCAAAAAAGAAGGTATCTAATCCCTCTGCATAGAGTTGTTCCATTAAATGATAAAAAAGCTTAATTGTTAAGATCGCGTCTTTAGCTCCATATTTACCAATTAAGTCGGAGTCAGCTTTATAAAGTTCGTAGTTAGCTCTAGTAATTTCGCCGCCGTTGGCCAATATGCTAGCCTGCAGGGCTACTTGTTCAGTCTTGGACTCTTCTCCGAATATGGCAGTTCCCAACTCTTTCAGCCCATTTTGTCGATTTTCATTTAATAAATGTCCTAAAATCATTGTGTCAGTGCATAAAGAATCGATTAATTTTATCTTAAAGTTATTCTCTACCATGGCGCAATCAAATACCGCGTTGTGCATGATGAGTTGTTTTCCGATTAATAATGATATTATGTCGGTAGCGTTTGCTTTAGTCTCTAAATCTATCAGCGTTTGCGTGGGCACATCCCACTTTGATAAAATGACATAATAGCCTGTATCGACATGTGCGCTGACAGAAAAACCTATGATTTTGTCCGATTTCTTCACTCCCGTAGTCTCGGTATCAAAACTTAAGTACTCATTATTCTTGATGTATTCTCGTAATTCCTGTAGTTCGTTAAGTGTTTTGATTAATTTGAGTTTTTCCATGTAATCCTCCAAAATCTGCTGCTACGTATTCAACCATTTCAGTTTTACGATCTTGAGACCTTTTAGCCGTAGCTTGCTTTAAGTGATATGAAAAACCAGCTTCTTCATCCTGCGTCATTTCCCTTAATCGTTGTGAATCAGCATCAAATTTAAGTCGATAACAGAGGTCTTCTTTAATCACGTCTTTATTTTGATTCTTATGACGAATCTTACAGAATTTAAAAGCGGTAACAGTTGGGGCACCATCTTTATAAACTCGTTTTAGTGGCTGCCACAACGTAATGAGGTAATCACAATAAGATTCGAAAAACACAGTGCCGTAGGCGGCGTCTTTATTAAGCTCTAAATCACCGATTCCCGCCTTTTCTCTAGGCGCTTGAGATTGCATCACTAGAAGTGTATTAGTTGACACGGCAAAGGACTTCATCTTATGGCAGATGTCTTCAACGCTCTGCCGACCGTCTTTAGAGGACTTTTGTAATGCTCCAATATGATCAATAACAACACATCCGATCTTTACGTTGTTCTCTTTCTGATAGTTAAGGATATATTCTTGAATTGAATCAAAGGATAAGTTTCGGTAGTTACCCTCATCGTCGTAATTACTAAGGATACGAACCTTATGATGCGAATTTATGTTTGTACCACATAGGTTCTTCCAGCGTTCGGCTATTTCCTTTGCTGGCTGTTCTAAGGTAACAAATAGATGGTCATAGCTAGGGTTCTTAGATACAAAACCTTCAAACATGTTTAAAGCAATGGCTGTTTTACCTACGCCAGAACCGGCTATCATACCAACTACTTGGCTTAATCTGAAGCCATGTTCCGTATTATCAACATATGGCCAACAATAGAATCGCTCGCCTTTTAGCTTATCGCCACTTGTTTGTAGGATATCAAACACGCTTTGTGATTCAATTGGAATCTTGTTACCTTTAGATAACGACTTCTTGTTGTTATCTATAGATGACGACTCAAAAGTCCATATTTGATTAACAATTCCTTCAGCGTAGCCTAGGCGGTGGATTGGGGCTCGCTCTAGAGCCTTTGCCGAATTTACTAGTACTGAGGTTGCTTCTTTCTTGGTAAATCCCGATGCAAACATTATATGACCTAGTCGGAAATCGCTCTTACTACGATCGTCGGTGTTTCCAAGCCATATATCTTTAACTTCTTGACTATCGTGTAGTAGTTGTCCAAATTTAGATGGTAATTTTTCATCAATTTTAACTTCTCTGGAGTATTTTTTATAGGTCTTTTCGAAGTGCTGATTACAAAATTGTTCATCAGAGAGGGTTATTGGCGCTAAAGCTTTATCAATAGTTTCGCAGGTATACACTTCCTCGGTTAAAAACCAAACTGCGCAAGCTTTGAAGTTACCTTTCATCTTAGTATTGAGAGTACCTGGATACCGCATTAGTTGATAAATTTTACTAACTGCTTCGTCTGACTTAAAATGACGGGTGAGTCTTCTTTGTAATAATAGATAGCTTTTAGCATTTAGATCTGAAACTCTCCAATATACATGTATACCATTGCCAGAGTCTATGATCTTTGTGGGTTGGAGAGGGAATGTACATACGAATTCGACGAACTCATCTTTAGATTTATACTTTCCTTCTTTAAGGTCCATGTCAACGAAGACATATTCAAATGTGTCTACTTGGGAACCATCAACGGTGCCGCCGGTATACAAAGAGGGGTAATTGGGGAGGTAATATACGTTATATCCTTGTTCATTAAACTTCTTGATTTCTGTGTCGGTAAACTCACCCTCTAAAACTTTAGGAATCGAAGGTGATTCAATTGTTAACCATTCCGGTGCTATAAGCCTATAGATGACCACGAACTCCTCCTCTCGATCTCTCTGTTAAAACGAGGGACGTAAGTTGCTTCCTACGTCCCCCACCTAGTACGAAGACTTAGGCTTTTTTAGCTTGCCTGATCAATGCTTGAATACGTGCTTGCGTTGCGGGTGGTGGTGTTAAGGCGGCAACCGCAGGCGTACGAACTGGAGGAAGAGCGGCTTCTTCGAGTTCGTCCTCTTCCTCGTCTTGCTCTGGAACCGGTGCTTGCGCATCAGAATCAACGTTTTCATCGTCGTAAGCGATGTCATAAACTTTCATGGTTTTACCACTCCTAAGTTTCTGCATTTCGCCGGAAAACTCAATTTCAACATACATGCCAGGCTTAATGTTGTTATTTTTAATCTGTTGAAGAATGTTTGATTGTCCTAATACACTCATTAATCCGGATTCTGTCTTATAGGTGTGTTCAATGACTGGGCTACCATTGATGGTCTTTTGGACCTGTCCTTGATAATACCCTTTCAATGTATCACCGGCTTTGGTGAATTTAAATGATGTGGAAATAATTCCACCTTTATTTGCTTCTTTTAGTGCCATACTTTACTCCTTTGTTTTATAGTCTTTCGACTGTTGATTCAACATTACCATATGTAATGTTCGAAGATCAAGACCTAAATACTCCACTATCCATATTAAACTTGTTAAATCTGCGCTCTTTTTTATTTGGATGACATGTTGCTAATTTCATAAACATCCTTCGGGCGGTCATCAAACTCCGGCTTTAGTTTCTCAAAGTGTAATAAAAACATCGCATTGCACATAACCGCAGCCATATGGCTAATTCCTGTTTCGGAATCTAATGTTTCTCCTCTAAGATATAGATACGTATGCCGAAGAATAGCAGCTATAACACGCGTATAATTTATACCTTTAGCCCAGTTCCAAGCTTGGTATTTTTTGGCACCAAAAGCTAATACTTTCGCCACTTCCTCTAACGCAATCGGACTAATTAAGTCTAGTCTTGGCTTTTCACCGTCGTGCTTCGTTCCTTGTTCCATATTATAACTTCCTCACTATGTTCTTCGGTATAGCAATTATACCAAATGAGCAATATACGTACACTTCCTTCTCCGCATCAAACCATCGATTCATTGGGTTATCTCGGATGTGCTTTGGTACATATGCTAACTCGATCGGTCTTACAAATGTCCCAGATTCTAACACTTTTTCATTCCACAACGAGTCGCTCATGAATCGAAAATCTTCCTTCGTTACATAGTTTGGTGTACTCATAAATTCAATATACCACTAAGACTTGTAATCGGCAATAGAATCTTTCTCGTCTCGATCATACCATTTACCGAGTTTAATCTTTAACAGGCGGGCTATCTCCCGACCGAAAGTCCACGCTCGACGCTCGTGCTTTAGCACTAATCGGAGTTGTTTCGTGGAAGCTTTATTCTTGTACACTTTACTATAAGCCTTATCTAATTTACGCCATTCTGTATCTGAACGATTGGCTAAATCATCAACAACGTGTCCTAATTCATGTAAAATCGTTGATACAAGCTCTGTACCCTCTAAATCCCGATCTACAGATATTTTATTAACCGCCGGATGCCACGCGCCATTACCGGGGTAATGGATAAAAGCAACTTTAATACCTAACGCTTTGGAGAGCCGTAGAAGTTTCTTTATATGTGTCATATTAAAACCTTTTATCAATCTTATAACGTGTATAAGCCTTCAATACCTTCATGACATAGTCGTCATTAGCGGTAGTATAACGACCCGCATTATAAGCTGATATAACTTTAGGAGTATCGCCATATCTCTTATATAACTGACTTATAAGCTTTGCAGCATACCAAGTGCTAACTTCAGGATTTAGTAAGTCTTTGGTATGATCTATGGTTTTTCTGATCGTTACTGTTTTATTTTTAGTTTTCTTAACAATTTTAATATGTTCAAGTTGTTGAAAACCTAATCCTTTAACAGTAGATAACTTTAATTGAAACAGGCCATATGATTTATCTACAATACCGGCGGCTTTTTGAGCTGCTGTACCATCATCGTGATTAATCGCCTTGGCGCGGCAATTCGATTCAACTCGGCAAAATGCATATAGTAGAGCTACATCAATTTTAAACTTAGTAGCCGCATTATATATGTAGTAAGGTACGGTTGAGGTATCACATTCTACATTTTTAACATTACTCATTAACGCTAACACATTTATTAGGACTATTAATATTACGTATCTCATAGTTAAAGAATACCTTGAAACGAGATATTCGTCAACTATTTTATAAGTGCTGGATAACACTTATAATTTTCCTATCCAGCGTCCTCCGGGGCGGAGCCGCATAGGTACGATTTGTGGTATACCATCTAAAACTATGAGTACGCTAACTATTGGTCTTCGTGGATTAATTTTATTATATCCTAATGCAAGACTATAATCATCAGCTAGGCACCCAGTATGTGCATCGAACATCAAACGTTCGGGGGTAGAGATATAGTTAATTTGGGCTTTTTCATGAAAATGCCCCTGAACGGTACTACAACCATACGACGCAGCTAATTTGCCGGGAGAACCGGTCTTACCGTGGCAGAAATATACGGGGCCTAATGAGGTTAGAACTCTCGTATCAAATACCCACTTCCAACCTTTAGGGGCCTGAAGAATATCATTATAGGACTTAAATACTTCTGGGGGTAGACCGCTAGCCAAAGCCTTTCGCATCACAAGGCTGCCATGATTGGATTCAACGACGGTGACTTGCGGAAACAGCTTATAAAGAGGGCGTAATGCCTTAATAGCTAATTCCAACTCTTTACTAGCATTCGGTAACGAAGGATCTGAATCATGAAAACTAATAGCATGGTTATCCACCTCGTCACCTATGCATATGACGGTATCAAACTTATGCTTTTTCTTTAAAGCTGTCAAAAATGCAATAGTATCCGGATGGTAATAGGGAGCATGAAGATCAGATATTACGAGAAGGTTTTTGGCTTTCTTCATTATTTCCTCTTATTCTTCGAAGCTTGTAACGATTGAATCTTTCTTAGCTTGCTCCGTCTCCACAGTAGAACCTAGACCATCTTCAGCTTTATCGTTAGGATTTCCTACATAACTTTCAACGAGGTACTTCAATACCTCTTTCTGCCTAGTATTCATAAGATCCATAGTTTCTTTAACAAACTTTTGGACTTCATTCATGCGAGAATCTACGTGTTTCTTCAATTCTTCAAATAACTGTTCTTTTAGAATGTTTGGTAGTTCTTCTTTTACGATTTGGCGTACTTGGCCTCTTATTAATTTGATTTCGGACATGTTTAGTCTCCTTAAGGGATTTCTTAAATTCTCTTCTGAGTTTACCCTCTTGTGAGGTTTTTGTAAAGTGACAAATTTCGCAAATTGCTTGTAAATTTGATGGATCACACCATAATCTATCTAAAAATGTATCCATAGACATTTCTTCAAAGGATTGGTCCACAGGAATTAACGGTAAAATATGATCGACTACGAGGTAGCTCTTAGGGGTGTGTTTTCTACACACTGCGCATAATCCCCAAGCTTTTACCCTAGGCCTCCGTGGATCAGTATGTTTTATAATGCTCGTCGCTATCACATCGCGTCTTAGATCGGA